GCAGAGGATGATTCCGGCCGGGTTGCCCGCCGGGGTGTTCCGGCAGCCCCACGCTGAGGTTCTGCCTCCACAGTTGGGCGCCCCCGGCGGTGTCGATCGCCCGGATGCGGTTGTAGAAGGCGCGGTTGGCCGCCCAGCGGGCGTTGACCCGGAAGCGCGGGTTGAGGGTGAACTCGGTGGCGTACAGGTCCGCCGCCGCGAGCACGAGCGTGGTGCCCGTGTTGAGGGTCGTGGTGGCGCCGGTGACGATGCCCTGCGGGAAGACGGTCGTGCCCGCGCCGGTGACGAACTGGACGCCCTCGAGGACGTTCTTGGCGTCCGCGATCTCGCGGCCGAGCTCGGATTCGAGGCCCTGGTAGTCGCCCTGCAGTTCCATCGAGAACGGCACGAAGCACTGGGCCTTCTGGACGATGGCCGCGGGCTGGGCGAGGGTGGGGCTATTGTCCGAACCGACCGCGGCTTCTGCCGCATAGGAGGCGACCACGCCACCCGAGGTGACGCCGCGCCACTCGTTCGTCGTGATGGTGACGACCCGTGCGGAGCGCCGGAACGGCACGACGGCGCCGGTCGAGGTCTGGATCATGGTGGGGTCGAGGTCGAAGGTGACCCCGAAGCCGCCGGCGGAGCCGGTGACCTGGCCCATGGCTCGCTCGTTGTCCTGGAAGCGACCGTAGGCCGCGCCTTCCTCAGGCGAGAGCATCTGGCCGATGAGCGTCTTGTGGAGCGCCCGGCGGTAGAGGGGGTTGCCGGTGAGGAGGATGCGCCGGGCGATGTACCCGTCGCGGTCCTCGGTCGTGTCGAGGGTGCGCTCGACCGCGGTCTGGCCCGTCGAGCGGTCCATGTGGCTGAAACGCGCCTCTTCGATGGCCCGCCGAGCGGAATCGCGGAGGAGCCGGACCTCGTCGTCGTAGCCGTTGGAGCGCTGGCGGATCTCGTGAAGGCTGTAGATGTCCTTGACGGGACTGACCGGATGGACGGACGGCATCCCGTAGTCGCGGGTCGCAACAGCGACGCTCTGCTCGCTCTCGACGTTGGTCGTGAGCGTGGCGCGGTCGGAGACGAAGGCGCGACGGAGGTCATCGGCCTTGATGGCGGCTTCGAGGCTGCGGATCTCCGCGGTCATACCGTCCCATTCGGTTTCGAGTTCGTTGGACAGGACGCCGTCGTGCTCGCTGACGAACGTATCGGCACGGGACCGCAGTTCGTCGAGGCGGGCCGGGCGCTCGGCCCGTGGCGTCTCGGTGGATCGGGGCTGCTCTTCGGCCACTGGAATCTCCTGTGAATCAGAAGACCCGCCTTCTGGCGGGTCTGGTTCTGGCGATGGGGCCGGTTCGTCCGGCGGCGGTTGCGGGGGCGGCTCCGCCTCGTCGGAGTGAGGCGCGGCCTCGGCTCCATCGCTCGGGAGTGCGTCTGTGACCGTTGGCACGGTCGGGCTGGGTTCGGAGTGAGGCAGATCCTCGGCTCCATCGGCGGCCCGCATGAGCGTCGCGAGGCGCTCCGGGTCGCTGGACAAGGTACGCATGAGGTACTCGTCGGTCATCGACCGAACCCCGGCAGGGGTGCCGTCGTAGACCGGGAACGGCGTGGGACCGAGCTCGATGACCTTGGCCTCGCGGACGGTGTGCTCGGGGATGCCGTCGGGGTTGTGGACCGAGGTGCCCGGCTTGTAGTTCCAGTCGTCCTTGCCGCGGGGGATATTGGAACCGGAACGAGTTGCCGAAGAGCCCGGCCCGGAGGCCCGGCAGGAGTCGCTGGTTGTATGCGGCGTCGATGAGCGAGGCCGAGTAGTCGATGAACGCGGGGGTGTCGGTGACGTCCTCCAGCGGCCCGAGCGGCATCCGGCCGATCTGCTGGTCCTGACCGTGGTCGTAGATGACCTGCATCCGCGAACGGTTGTCGGCGAAGGTCTTGGTGAACGCACCCGGCAGGATGCGCTCCATGAAGTGGCCTTCGACCGAGGAACGGACCTCGGCCCACTGGTTGTAGTTGGCAAGACGGCCGTAGAGCGTCCCGAGCCGTCCGTCGGTGGGTTCGCCCGAGATGCCGGCGCCGGGCATCGCCCGGACGAGGTTCTCGCGCATCGGTTCGGGCAATCCTGCCCTGTCTTCGGTCATGGCTTGCTCCCGACTGGGGGTTTGGCGCCGTTGGTCGGCTTCGTGGATGGCGCGACGGGTTTCGTGTTGCCTGTGGCGAGGGGTTTCGTGGACGTGTCCCCGGCCGGGATGGTCTCGGGCTTCGTCTGGCCTGGGGAACCGCCGACGGGCAGTTCGCCGGGGACCTCACCGACCGGCATCTTGATGCCGCCGGGCGCCTGCAACTGGATGCTGAACAGGCCCGTATGCTTCCCGACGAGCAGGCCGATGTCGTTGGCCTCGATCGCCTTGATGATGTCGTCAGCCTGCCAACCCGCGCGGATGCCCGTCTCCGCTGCGGTCAGCCGCACCGCCATGATGTCGGCGGCGTCCTTCTGGTCCTCGGCAAGGAACGGGATATCCCGATCGTCGTACCAGAGCCTTGCGCCCGAAGGGGCAGGCACGATGGTCTCCATCGAGCCGGCGAGGTTGGCCCACGAGGGCCGCGCCCACGTGTCGGCGTACAACCTTCGAGCGGCGGCGAAGTTGCCCGGCGTTGAGCGAGGCACCGGCGAGACTCTCGCTGAGACCGAGGATGACCGGATGGACCGACGCCGCGGCGGCGATGCGGACCTCGCCCGCGCCTTGCACGACCTTGAAGTCAAGCTGCTGCATGTTCGCCCCGACGACCGTGGCATCGGCACCAGACGTGAGATACAGCGTCTTGTAGGCGTTGGCGAGCCCGGTGTGGTTCTCCTCCATGAGCCGGACCCATTCCTGGAACGCGCTCTTTTCGGGGGAGTCGGGCCGCTTCACGACGAGGTTGGCGGTCGCGCCGTTCTCGAAGAAGGTCAGCTTGTGCGCGGTCGCCGCGTTATCGCCCATGACCTCCCGGATGACCGGGGTCAGCCAGCTCATCCCCCGGAAGTTCGCCATCGGGTCGGGGATCGGGGCGTAGTGCGCGACGTCCGAGGCGAGGAGCGCGACGGGCTTGGCCGAGCTGTACTTGCCGCCGGGGTGGTAGACGTAGCCGAGGACGTCGGCATCGAGGTCGATGGACGATACGTCGGGGTCGGACTCGGACCCCAGGACGATGGTCACCCAATCGGGCCGCATCCGCTTGATGCGGTTCCCCTGCCGGCGGGCGCAGTAGAAGTTGCCCGAGAGGTCGGCGTCCTGACTCGCCCGGGCCAGGAGGTCGCCCGTGACGGCGTTCTGCCACGGGTGCTCGAGGATGCTGAGGTCATTCGTCCCGAACAGGTCGCCCGGTCGCCCGCCGGTCATCCGCTGCCACTGGAAGCGGGCTTGGCTGAACAGCCGCAGGTGCGCGGCCATGCACGCGAAGATGATGCCGTTGGTCCGATAGGCCCGCTGGACGAAGCCCTCAAAGGTGTGGTCGATCTCCTCCTGCTTCGAGCCGGGCAGCGTCGTATTCAGCCCCGCGATGGGGTAGCTGTTGCCGAGGAAGTTGAGGGTCGTGAAGTCCCACGGGTTCAGCATCCCGGCGTAGTCGCCGAGGGTGATCGAGGGGTCGGAGCGTTCGGCCCCGAACAGTGTCTGGAGTCGGTCTCTTACGCCCATGCGAAGTTCGGCTCGGGCACGTCGTCCTCCGGTCGTTCCGCCCGGTCCACGGCGAGGGCGAGGGCGATGCAGCCGTCGATGCGGCCGCGGGATTTCGATTTCTGGAGCGTGAAGCCGCGTTCGTTGAAGCGCGGCACGGCGTTCAGGACGTGGGTCGCGAGCGCCTCATCCCCGTCGTGATGGATGACGCCGCGCTTGATGTATTCGAGCAACGTTCCGCACACGACGGTCATCCGGTCGACCGATTGGGGCACTTCGAGGAGCGGCAGGCCCTCATCAGCGAGCATCTTGGCCGGCACGTCGAAGAATCGAGGGTCGAAGCTGATCGCCTTGACCGCGTAGGCCCGTCCGAGCTCGCGGATGTACTCCATCACGTCGGTCACGTCGACCGGCTCCATCCTTGGTCGGGATCCAGAGTCGCGAAAGGGCGTGCAGG